CGTCCTACCCTAGATAAAGATAATTCTAAAGCAATTTTTATCTCTACTCCAAGGGGTAGAAATAATTACTTTGCAGAATTTTATTACAGAGGTTTTTCAGACGAATTTCCAGAATGGGCAAGTATAAAAGCAACCTGGCATGAGAATCCTCGTGTTTCTGAAGATGACATTAAAGAAGCAAAAAAGACAATGTCAGAATCTGAATTCCAACAAGAGTACATGGCGGACTTCAATGTGTACGAAGGACAAATCTGGGCATTTAATCATGAGAAATGTATAGCAGATTTAACTGATTTTGATACTTCTAAAATGGATGTGTTCGCTGGACTTGATGTGGGGTATAAAGACCCAACAGCTTTTTGTGTAATTGCTTATGATTGGGACGAAGAAAAATACTACGTAGTAGATGAGTATTTAGACTCAGAAAGAACAACAGAACAACATGCTGCAGAAATACGAAAGTTAATACATAAATGGGATATAGATTATATTTATATAGACTCTGCTGCACAACAAACAAGATATGACTTTGCACAAAACTATGATATATCCACTCTTAATGCTAAAAAATCCGTTCTTGATGGAATAGGACAAGTAGCAGGAGTAGTTGATAACGATCAACTTATAGTACATCAAGGTTGCAGAGAAGTACAGATATGTCTTGACCAATATCAATGGGATCCAAATCCGAATTTAATGAAAGAAAGACCAAAACATGACGGGGCATCGCACATGGCGGATGCTATAAGATATGCTATATATTCATTTGAAACCTCAGCGACATCGTTTTAATAACACCTGTCAAAAATACTTCTTGACTTTTGGTGTGAACTTTTGTTATAATTCATATTAAGAGTTAGATATGAAATTTAAGAGAGATTTAGTTAAATACGTACGAGATAAAGCTAAATCACAGTATAAAAAAGGAAGCGAATGTTTTATTTGCGGAAATACTGACAATTTAGATTTTCACCATTTTTACGGATTGACCGAACTACTAGAAACTTGGCTAAGTAAGAATAACATAAGTATAGAGAGTGAGCAAGACATACTAGAGATTCGAGAGCAGTTTATTGGTGAGAACTATGAAGAAGTTTATGATAAAACAGTTACTCTCTGCCATCAGCACCATTTAAGATTACATTCAATTTATGGTAAGCGACCCAAACTATTCACAGCAGAGAAACAAGCTAGGTGGGTCGAGAAACAAAGAGAAAAGACACATGGCATGGTATGATTTTTTAATAGGCAGAAATAACGGAGAGGTTGAGGAAAAACTCAATCCTTCTCAATATGTCATTTCCAGAAACGAAGGAATGACTATAGACAGCCAAGAGGTTGTCACTAATTATAAAAATGCATATGAACAACTAGAAATTGTAAATAGAGCAGTAAACATGATAGTAGATGATGTTGCAGAAATTCCATTTACAGTTGGAGAACAACGAACAGGTACTAACAATATAATAAAAAATATTCGTAGAGTAAAAGTTGATCAGCTACTAAATTTTGAACCAAATCCTTTTCAAGATGTAAGTACATTTAAAAGAAATCTGATAATTGACTTACTAATTGATGGTAATATATTTATATATTTTGATGGTGCTCATTTATATCATCTACCAGCGGAGAAGGTAACAATTTATTCAGATGATAAAACATATGTAGAAAAATACAGTTATGATAATAGCATTGACTATAGCACCAATGAAATTATACATATAAAAGAGAACAGTTTTAAATCTATTTATAGAGGAGTTCCAAGATTGAAACCAGCTTTTAGAACTATGCAGTTACTAGGAAGCATGAGAAAATTTCAAGATAACTTCTTTAAAAATGGAGCAGTTCCAGGTTTAGTACTTAAAAGTCCAAACACTCTTTCAGAAAAAATTAAAGAAAGAATGTTACAAGCCTGGAGTATGAGATACAACCCTAATACTGGAGGTAGAAGACCTCTTATTTTAGATGGTGGACTAGAAGTAGATTCATTATCAAAAGTAAACTTTAAAGAATTAGACTTTCAAGAGTCAATAAAAGCAAATGAAAGAATAATTTTAGAGGCAATGGGCATACCACCAATTTTATTAGACGGTGGTAATAATGCAAACATAAGACCAAATCATAGACTATACTATTTGGAAACAGTATTACCAATAGTAAGAAAAATAGGATATGCTTTGGAAAGATTTTTTGGATTTAAACTTAATGAGGACGTAACAGGTATTCCTGCTTTACAACCTGAATTAAGAGACCAGGCAGCTTACTATGCAACACTAGTGAATACAGGAATTCTTAGTGCGAATGAAGCAAGAGAAGCAATGGGTAAAGATCCAATAGAGGGATTTGATGAGCCTCGTGTTCCTGTCAACTTAGCAGGTTCATCAGTCAATCCTGAAGAAGGTGGCAGACCAGTAGAGACCCCACCAAGCGAGGAAAATTAATATGACAAAAGATATGATGTTAAAAGCTTTATCAGACTTCTGTTCCAAACATGGAAAAGAAATTGATTTAGCTGAATATAAATCATTTGGGTCAGATGTCCCTGTGAAAGACTACCTTTTAAGAAGAGAGTTTGGAAACTGGACTAGAGTACTCAATTTTATGAAAAAAAGATATCCTATTTCTGTCGCACCTGCAAAGGTTGAAAAACCAAAAGCAGCACCTAAAAAGGCAGCACCTAAAAAGGCTGCAGTGAAAGTGGAGAAAGAAGATGTCAAAAACTAATCAAAAAATATTTCATTGGACTAATACTTTTAAAACTCTGGGCGAAACCGATGATGGCGGAATAGACATCAAAGGTTCTGCAAGTACAAATGCACTAGATAGAGCTGGCGATATAATAGAACATGATGCGTGGACAAAAGGTGGATTAGAAAATTTTAAATCTAATCCAATTATTTTGTTTAATCATGACTATAATAAGCCAATAGGTAGAGCAACAGGTTTAGAAGTCTCCAAAAACGGTTTAGATATTACGGCAAAAATATCAAAAGCTGCTGGAGATATAAAAGAATTAGTTAAAGATGGTGTCCTTGGAGCCTTTTCCGTTGGTTTCAGAGTCAAGGATGCTGATTATATGCCAGAAACTGACGGATATAAAATAAAGGACGCAGAACTTTTTGAAGTTTCTGTAGTATCAGTGCCTTGCAATCAGGGAGCAACGTTCTCTTTAGCAAAGTCATTTGATAATATGGAAGATTACAACAAGTTTAAAAAGCAATTTATCAAGGCTAACTCGATAGACTCAGCAGACGCTGTGAAAATTGAGCAGCCAAGTGGGGAGAAATCCCAAAAAATGGAGACTAATATGTCAGAAGTAAACAAAACTCCTGAAACTTCTCCTGAGTTCGATTTGAACCAATTTGCAGCGGAGGCAGCTGAAAAAGCTGTTGCTCAGTATGCAATGAAGCAAGCCGAACTTAAAGCAGCTGAAGAAAAGGCTCAAGCTGAGCAGGTTGAAAAACAAGCTCAAGTCGAGGCTGAAGAAAAGGCTGTTCAAGAAGCTAAGCAGGAAGAACAAAAAACCCTTATCGAAGTAGGGTTATCTGGTGCTGAAAGACTTATGTCTGATGTTGAGAAAAGAGTTAAAGATGACTATTCTAATTTAGAATCAGTTGTTAAAAATCTTGAATCACAACTAGCTGAAAAATCTGAAGAAATCATGAGTATTCGTGAATCAAAAAGAGTTTTTAGTGATAGACAAGGTCAAGGTGACTGGAAAAAAGCTTTTGAGAATGACATCATTGATGCAAAATTTGCAGGTCTAGCGACCGGTAAAGGATGGGACAATGATTATGCAAAAAACGTTATGCAGAAGGTAAACGCACACTCAGGTGTTGAAGTATCTTCTGGAGACTTTGAGCAAGTCGTTTCAACTAACATCGAAAGAGATATTCAAAATGAGCTAGTTTTAGCACCTCTATTTAGAGAAATCGCTATGACTTCAGCTAATATGATTATCCCAATTCTACCAGATGCAGGTTATGCTGAATTCGCTTCAGCTCAAACAGCCTCTGGTTCATCACCAAAAGGTAACTTAGATGCAAGAGGTGATGCATTAGGTGCACCTTACAACGGTGTTGATTTAACAGAAAGAAATCTTTCAACTGTTAAACTAATCTCACAATCATACTTAGGTAATGAGACAGAAGAAGATGCAATTCTACCAATTCTTCCTTTAATTAGAGAGTCTATGGTTAGATCACATGCAAGAGGAATCGAAAATGCAATTTTAGCAGGTAACCACGATAATGGTGTTTACGCTTCAGGTGCATTTGAAGGTCTATTAGCAGCAGCTGATGGAGATAACCACGAAACTTCAGCAGGTGCAACAGGTTTCGCTGCAAGTGACAGCGTAACAGCAGCTAATCTTCTTTCTATGAGAAAAAATATGGGTAAATATGGTATTAACCCTTCAGAAGTTGTTTACATCGTTTCACAAGATGTTTACTATAACCTTCTTGAAGACCCAGAATTCCAAGATGCTAACCTAGTAGGCGACATGGCTACTAAGTTAAGTGGTGAAATCGGACAAGTATTCGGATCAAGAGTACTATTATGTGACGAGTTCGCTTCTAAAGCAGCTGGAATCTACGGCGCAATCGCTGTATACCCAAGAAACTATGTAATGCCAAGATTAAGAGGTGTTACAATTGAGTCAGACTACGAAGTAGCTAACCAAAGAAGAGTACTTGTGGCTTCACAAAGACTTGGATTTACTGACCTAATTGATAACGTAACTTCTAAGTGGGCATTTGCTTATAAAGGAGCCTAAGTTTAGGTTAATGGTTTTGGTGGGTTTCCTTAAACCCACCACTTTTTAGGAGAAATATGGCAAATTTAGTAACATTGAGAGAATACAAAGATTTCGCAGGACTTACAGGAGTAAGTGAAGATGCGAAATTAAATGTTATTATACCTTCTATAAGCCAAGCAGTAAAAACTTATTGCGGCACTAGTATTGTAGACTACTATTCTAGTGATAAAGTTGAATACTTTGATATACATGACAATAGCACTTATCAGATAATGGTCGACGAAAGTCCTCTTGTAAGTGTATCAGAAGTACAAGAAAGAGAAAGTCAAGCAGATAGTTATGTTACTTTAATTAGTGAAAACTCTGATGGTAGTGGCAAATACGAATACGTAGTTGATACTGAAAGAGATTTAATTTCAAGAACAAATGATACTGCTGACAAAGCTTTTCCAAAAGGTAGAAAAGCAGTAAAAGTCACTTATAGAGCAGGATATGCGTCTACACCAGCTGATTTAAAGTTAGCATGTTTTGATTTGGTAAAATATTATTTAAAAGACGAAAGAAAAGCCTCTATGACTATTCAAGGTGCTCAGGTTCAAAACCAGGTATCTACAAGTTTAAGAGAGAATATAGATTTTCCAGACCACATAAAGAGAATACTGGATTTCTATAAAGTTTATAAATAATGGCGAAAGCAGATTATAAGAAAGAGTTTGATAAATTACTGGAAGAAGCTCGAAAACAGATAAAACAAGGATTTTTTCTAGAAGAAGGTACTATACTAACTTTTACTGTAAGAGGAGCTGAATTTATTCGAGCGTATAAACAAGCGGCAAGAACTATAATTAAAGCTTCTAACCCTGCTTGGAGAATATATAATACTGATGAAAGTTGGAAAGAAGCATTATTAGAAACAGCAAAAGATGTTCCAAATTTAACTTTTATATATTGGGGTAAACCACAACCAAAAGGAGCTTCTTATATTCAACTAAGTAAAGATATGTTGGGTACAACTGTAGCTTTTAAACCGGGAATGTACATAGTTCAGAATAACGGTCAAGTATTAGAGATTGATTTTGTTGCTTCTACTATTGATGGAAGTTTACAGGAAGAATATGCAACTCAAGCTATATCTTTTATTAAAGATACTATTTGGGATAACT